ACAAATTTGACATTATAGCCCTCGCTATTACTGACTTCCATCATGCAAACTCTCCTAGATACTGACGGGTGACCTCTTCCAAGGTCTTTTCAAACGCAACCGTCAACTGCGGTCGGACGTTGGGCGAACTTATTGACTCCATTAGTGCAATACGAATGAATCTTAGCTGACTTTCAGACAGGGTTAACTCTATTTGCTCTTCCAAAACGATTCCTTTTTCTCAATTTCAGAGTACATTATAAGCGGTATTGGAGCTTAACGCAACCTGTTTCTCGACCGTTTTTAGAACCTTTTGTTATAAGCAGATGGTTTTTATGACTTACTTGAGTACGCATTTGCACCAAAGAATGCTGATACTAGAGCAGCAATAGCGACAAAATACGTTGGGGCGATGTCACCTATGATCTTGGCAGCTTGATCTAAGCCGAACAGTGAGGTGCAGAAGATGCCGAATGGGTAGAGTAGCATGCCAAATAGAGCGAACCAAGTCATTTTACGCATTGCATCTCGTTGTGCATCCTCGTCATCTAGTCGCTTCTTTTTAGCTTCTAAATCGAGGGCGTATTCTTCAGCAGATATATGTCCGTCTCCGTTGACATCGACCCTAGCTGCTACTTCTTTATCTACTGTGACTTGTGTTGCTTCCGACATGCTACTCTCCATAAATAGTTAGACTATTTATAAAACCTGAGCATTTACCTTTCGATGTCCGTTCCATGCAGCGAAGCCACCGATTCGTAGTGCCCAATATGCCAGATTGTTCAGGAAGTGAAATCCATTCTGTTCAATACCGATGTCACGGAACAATGCATCAGCTTCTTTCTGTGTCATTGTCTCAGAAGTTTCTTTCTTACCTTTCTTCAGAAGCACGGTGTATTTGTAAGCGTAGTCATGCACTAAGCCGCCTACAAGCAACACGCCTGTGGGTGACAACCAAGATGCTAGAAACTTGGGAACAGAAGCACCGTCGAATACGAAGCCCTTAGGCACTACATAGTTTTCACCGTTGACTGAGAAGTTCCAGTCTTTAGCAATTTCCCACTTGCGAGAACCAAGAAGCCATAGCTTAATCGCACCCCAGAATCCTTTACCTGCTGTTTCAATTGTGACCGGTTTCATGCTAGGCATTTCTTTAAATGATAACCCTACAATATCTTCTTCTTGGTCAACACCAAATAAGTTGATAACCCAGCCCGTTAAAATCAGGACTCCTGCGATGGTGAATTGCCACCATGTTACTAATTGATCGACGATGAATTCCATTATTGCTTCTCCTCTATTGTTTCAGTTTCTTTTGGTTTGCGTTCAATTGCACCTTCGTAGTATGCTATGATCGATTTTTGCTGTTCCATATATCGTCGGATCTCGGCAATATTCAGAGCCAGAGTTTCATACGATCTTACACTGAAGGCGTAGAACACCCACTCTTGTCCGTTATCTTTCTTATATGTTTTTAGGAATTCGTCCCAGTTTTCTTCAGTCACCACATAGATTTGTGGGTGATTAAGATTTACTGGCTTAGGGGAAACTTGTAGAGGAATCTTGTTCTCGACAAACTTAGTCTGGATAACAACCTCTGTTTCAGGTGATTGTCTTAAAAGTGAGCAGCCGCTAATTACTGGTAGAAGTAGAGTCAGCGCCGCTAATAGTTTCAATTTCATCCCATACCTTCTGTGTAGCATTATTGACACGTTTTTCGATCAACCCAGGCTTCTTCAAACTGAGTAATGTGAGATCATGCCGTTGTAGTTTGCCTCGAAGTTTATCAGTATATACTTCAGCTTTTTGTAAATTCACATGCAATTCTGAATTTCGCTCACCCATTTCAACAGCAAATTCCTGCGCTTGCTCCAATGCTTTTTGATTTTCTTCGGCAACAATCTTTAGCTTCACATTGTTCTCGCGTAGAGTTTCAATGCGTTGTTTCATATCATTGTACTCTCGGTACGCGCCGAAGCCGACGGTACCGATTAAGCCGAATATTAAAATGAATGCGTAAAATTTAATCATATCAATATATATAACTACTAAACTTTGATACTCGAAAAATCACCTAACCGACTTCCGAATGCGCCTTTGTCAAAAGCAGGCCCTGGATCAGGCTGCCCAGAATCATGTATAGTCTGTTGAACCGATTCATCCAAGTCATACAATCGCATCTTGCTCCTATCAACACCTAGCATGAATCGCTTGTTTGCAGTAGGATCACTGTATCGATTCTTCAATTGCTTGACCATCAACTGATTCATCTGCTCCAATTCTTCAGTGCTTATCAGGGCGAACATTAAATCAGCAGTAGCAGGCAGTCCAAAACTTTCTGCTGTATCTGTAAGAGAGACATCACTATTATCATAACCTCCCCTAGTTGTTTGTGTAGCAGTCACTATAGGCACATTCGTCTCTACAGCAAGCCCTCTAAGCTCTTCAGCAATCGATTTGATGATAGTATAGCTGTTCGCAGCAGTACCCGCTCTGAACCTGCTACTAGCGCAGATATTCAGATAGTCAATGAAGATGATATCAGGCGTGAAATTTCGCTTGATCTTCAACTCATTGAGCAGTGCTTTGAAGTGACCTGCGTGTGCCGATGCAGTAGGGTATTCTTTGATGACCAAACGCCCATCGATCTTACCGCTAATCTTACTGATTCGATCATCGAACATTTTCTTCGGCATATCCTTGAGATCTTGAATCGGGATATTCATCATGTTCGCATCGATACGTTCAGCGATCCTTTCCTCTGCCATCTCTAATGTGATGTACAACACATTCTTTCCTGCTGCAATCGCAGCCGCTGACATATGACACATGAACAATGACTTACCTACACCAGTGCCTGCAAGTGCTACGTTCAACGTCTTGTTAGATAACCCACCCTCAGTGATCTTGTTGAAGTACTCTAAGTCAAAAGGAACTTTCTCCTCTAGCCTGTGATAGAAATCAAATCGCTCATCAGCATTTTCAATGTAATCGTGACCTACGTTTGTGTCGAAACCTACTTGCAATGCCTGTGAAAGCAAGCTAGGCAATGCATCAGGACCCATCTCTTTGTTTGTACCATCGATAATTTGAATGCTGTCCATGATAGCATTGTAGATCGCTTTGTCTTTACAAAACTTTTCACTCTGATCTAATAGCCAAGCCATGTCAGCTTCACGATCAACCTGAAGTCCATTAATTGTAGACTCACATTTCAAATAGATATCTTCAGACACCGATTTGTTATCTTGCAGGGAAATTAGCAGCGCACCCTTTGTCGGGGTGCCATTGTATTTCTCTACATACTCCGCGATAGTTTGAAATATCTTTCGATGCTCCATATCACTAAAGTATTCGTCGCGCATGAAAGGAATAACTTTCCTAACATATTCTTCATTATCAATCAGATTCGCTAAAATCTGTGTCTCTATTCTCATATGCCCACTGCTCTTTTATCTGCTCAATACACGGCTCACACAAATATGTACGAGCGTCCTCAATATCGTTATTAAAACACATCGCAGGCTCTTCTGCAAGTATTTCCGTGCCGCAACGGTCACAGTGCATTGTCATAACTCGCCAGACTCCTCTCGCCCATTGTTATGAATAGTATCTTGGTAAAGACCCTCAAAATTTTGTGGGTATTCTTCCTTGAAAATTGGAGGTGCCGTACAATCAACGTCTTCTGGGCTAAACTCTGTTGTGATGCAATCTTCAAATGTAGACCACAATCTCTCAAATCTCATTTCATACAGTTCTTTAACACCCAACAGCATGTTAGCAATGCTATCTGAATACTCAGCAGGCATTTTGTCGAATCTAGGGCTATCTAAAATAGCCTCTAATAACATCTGAACATCAGATGTCACGTTCCAACACTCCATGATATGCTGTTCTAAATCAAACCTGTCCTTCATTTTCCATCTCCACATTTATGTTGTATGCATTATTGATATCGTCCGCGCTTACTTCATCAGTCATTATGTCACCACCTGCGATTAAGTAACGCTTCTCAATCCAAGTACCGAATGTAGAGTCAGTCAATACAGGAAGCCAGAAGTCTTTGTTATAAGTTTCCTTAGTTCTATACTTCTTGCTTTCAGCGCCGTCTCTTGCAATCTGATACCATCCATTACTAGGTTTGACAACGTGACCTGACTCTAACGCAATGTCTAACAAACCTGACCACTTGCTGATACCACCATCAAATTTAACCTCGACAGGAATCTTTGATTTCTCTCGGACAAACCTAGACTTTTCAACATTGATGATGAAGTTGTAACCTACTACATCAGTGCCTTGCTTCTCTTGTTGCCTGCCTATGATGAAGATGTTATCAGCAGAATAGTAGATACCTGTACCACCTGATACAACATCTTTAGGGTACAAACCAATCTCTTTGTATGTGTGATTGATCACAACAGCAGGGATGTCTTTAATTGTAAAGTGAGGGGTAACCATACGGAACAAAGACTTCATCTGCTTTGCTCTGGTCATGTCTGCTACCGACTTACCTTCAAGCGCATCATCAACTTCTTTCTTACTTGCCAAGTTGCCGATAGAATCTACAATAATCATAACATGATCGCCACGCTCAATGCCATTAAGCTGTGCCATGAAGTCATGTTTTAATTGCTCGATATCAGTAATAGGAGTATGTATAACACGATCGGTGTCGATCCCAAAACTAGTAAAGTAAGCCTGAGGCGCGCCAAACTCAGAATCGTAGAAGAGAATAACTGCATCATCATATTTGTCCAGATAGGACTTCGCAAGCAGCATAGCAAATGCCGTCTTGAAGTGTTTAGAGGGACCTGCGAAAACTGTCAGACCAGGTGATAACCCACCATCTAGTTTACCACTCAATGCAACATTAAGTGCAGGTACCGCAGTTTGAATCAAATCTTTCGTGCCGAAAAATTTAGATTGTGTCAGAATACTCGACTCTTTGATCGTCGAATTACCTTTTAGTTTATCTAATATACCCATTAAGAATCTCCTTCTTTTACGAAAACACCATCGACCATCTTACCTCTACGGTCTTTGATGTCATTATACGCTACACTTAGGCAGTCTGTCAATGACACATTGTTCCGTTCGGCAATGTTAATAAGCACGACCATGCAGTCACCTATGTCATCTCTAACATCATTACCTTTACATACATTGTCGCTAAGTTCACCCACCTCTTGTATCAATTTACAGACCTGATCTTTATCTGTAGCTCCGTCGATAAGATTTCTATCTCGGTGCCATTGTTTTGTTGCGCTCACTAGCGCGATTAATCTTTCACTTTCATTCATTTGAGCTAGTCCTTTTAAGTTACCACGAATCATCATCAAAATTCTACGTTCATCATTTGTCATGTGAACAAGTCCTCCAGAGATGCCACGGGGCGGGGGTTCCAATTGATTGCCGTTGCAATCGTATTCATAGGGTCGATAAATGCCTTCTGAAACATTAGTTCATAGTCCACATATCTATGTAAATCAAACTCCTGCGGCAGTTTAGCGTTGAATGCAATGCAGTTCTCGCCAAGGTGATTAGGTTCCTTGAGATACAAAAACTTAATCTTCTCGCCATCCTGAATGCGCTCATGCTTCATTGTCAGCTTATCACGCTTCAAAACATGATTGTACATCAAAGCGCCTCGTACTTGCATCGGAGTGCCTTTAGAATAGATAGAAGCAGCATCAGAATATTTCTCTAAGTTGTTGCATCCTCTGGGGAAAGCAATCTGCTCGGGAGTCATTTCCTGAAAGTCTCGCCATGTATTCTCTACGAAATCCTGCAACACGCCTTCTTCAGATGTGAGACAAAGTTTTACTGCCTCGCGTAGACTGTCTCTAACAAGAGCAGGTGTAGATGACCGAACGACCTCTAAGCCCATCACCTTCAACTTAGGTTCAGCATAACGCACACCTTCGTTATCGTACACGTTCAGCGCATATCGTTTCTTCGCTACCCAGATGCCTTTGTCAGCAATAACCTCACGCTTGAAGTCCATCTTTTGCGCAAACGCATTTGTATAGTCAGCAATACTATCCATTGCCTTAGCAATCGTAGGCTCAATTTGATCTGAGCCAATCTTGTCAAGGGCAGTGATAATGCTTGACTTGTTTTTATTCTTGAGAAACTTCTGTACAACGCCATCCATTGTGATGTAGCAAGAGTCAGTGTCAGAATAAAACGAGTACATCTTATCCTCAGTACCGCAGATGTTGTTCAAGAAATCATCAAGTGCCTTTGCAGACTCTCGGATGACAAACTGCCCTGTCATTGTGATGCCTTCAGCAATTCTGTCATCATAATACCTGAAGTACTGATTGCCCATTGCACCATAGAGTGAGTTCAACTGAATCTTTCTAGCCATCTGAAAGTTATTGTATTTAGCAATGTCCTTCTGATATTTAGGATCCTTTGTCTCCTCGTATTTGTTCTGTGCCTGAATCATCAGCTTCTTGTATTTCTGCCGATCATCAAAAAACTTTGAAACAATCTCAGGAAATAGACCTTGTTTGTCGCGTGTGAATCTAGCACCGTTAGCAGCAATAGCATAATCACCATCAAGATTATACTTTCTTTCAAGCATACCCTCAACGTTTACATCAACCATTCCTTTTACGAGTGTCTCAGGAGACATGTTGTATTGCATGATGATAGAAGGATACAGAGATGTCGCGTCAAATGCCATCACCCACTTGTATTCACCTGGCTTAGGCTCTTGCACAAACGCGCCTTCAATAGAACGACCCTGCGAATCTTTACGAGCAGGGATCATAATATTTTTAGCCAGCAAGTGATTGTACAGCAAGCAGTCCCAGGTTCTTACAGGAGAAAATGTATCACGGAAGTTCGACTTCGCGTCATATGTCATCGTAGCAATAAGCTCAATCAATTTCATCTTTTCTTCCAAGTCATCAATCAACTTGGTGTCGATGATGTTATAGTCGATGAAACGATTCCAGTCCTTATCGTAAAACTCCTTGAAAGTATCGAAGCCGCTTTCAAGTTTACCATGACCAAGTTCAACAGATGCAATGTGATCTAGCTTGTAGGATTCTTGCGCACTGTAAGTAAACTTTTTGTACAGATCCAGATAGTCAAGGACTGAGATGCCTTTGATATCGTAGGTTGTATCTTCACGATTGTTTCGCTTGACGCC